GGAGGCGTAATTATGTCAGGAATCAACAAAATGATCGTATTGGGGCGGTTAGGCAAAGACCCGGAAGTCCGTTATTTGCAGGACGGAAAAGCAGTAGCGAATTTTAGCGTGGCAACGTCAGAGGAATGGAAAGACAAGGCCACGGGCGAAAAGAAAGAGCGGGTAGAGTGGCACAAAATCGTAGTTTTCGGTCGGCTTGCTGAAATCTGCGGCCAGTATCTGAGCAAGGGAAAGCAGATTTATGTGGATGGACGCTTGCAGACGCGCTCATGGGAAAAGGACGGGGCGACGCATTACATGACTGAGATTGTGGCGTCAACTATGCAGATGCTCGACTCAAGGTCTGAATCCGGATCAGGAGAAGAAAATGGATACAGGAAAGAATCCGGATCGGGCATGAAGCAGGAAGCACCGGCACCAAGTAACCAGTATGACGAGCAAATACCGTTTTAGGAGGTGAATATGGAATGGCAAAAATGCCCGGTGTGCGACGGGACTGGAAGACTTAGCAGACCATCATATATCCCTGGTGATCAGCCAACATGGGTTGGATCATCATCAACATTTTTATGTCATGCCTGCCATGGCGCAGGCGTTATTTTAAGCCCGGATACGGTTTCTTACCAAACCACAACGGCAGATGAAAAACTAGACAGGATCATATCGTTGCTGGAACAAATAAGAGATGGCGTTTAGGGGGTGAAAATGAAAAGACGATGTAAAAACTGTAACCGGCCATTAGCTAAACACAACAAAAAACCGCTGTGCTTTTGCTGCCAGGAGCCGGAATTTCCTAAAAATGAACACAGTTGGACGCCTGCTTCAGATGTGGCCTACAACGAATATCACCGGGCCTATAAGTCGCGTAGAAGGGCAATGGCGCTATAAATGGGTAAAAGACTACCATACACACCGAACAGCAAAATAAAGGCCGCTGTGCGCCAGTTATTTCTTAGAAGCAGGGAACGGGCCGCAGCCCTGAAACGGGATGAGTACACCTGCCAGGATTGCCACCG